TCGCTGCTGGGTCTTCTCGGGACACCACACCGGGAGGCGAGGCGTGATCGACCACGACACCGACGTGTGGGAGTTGGTCACTGGCGACTGGATCTGGTCGTGCCGGACCTGTCTCGACAAGGGCATCTCGCCGGGCGAGGAGATCGCGGCGACGGCTCGGGACGCGCATCTGCGCCGGCCGGTGCCGTGGTGGGCTGCCCGGCCCGACACCACACCGGAGGAGTCATGACCGCGACGGATAAGCAGCTGGTGTTCGTCGCTGGCGTGCTCGCTTCGGCGTGGCTGGTGTTCGGGGTGACCGTCGGGGTGGTGGCGGGTCGGTGGGAGCCGTTGCTCGGGGGCGGCCTGAGCCTGGTGCTCATCTGCGGTGGGTTCGGGCTTCTCCGGCTGGCTGAGTGCCTGTTCCCGACGGACACCCAGGAGCGCCGATGACGGCGACGAAGACGCCGGCCGCGGACCGTATCGCCGGGGACGTCCGTCAGCTCACCCACCCGATCCATGTGGCGTTGCGCGGGCGGATCGTGACCCACGACCCGCTGTTGGAGCAGCTGCGGGAGGCGGCGGTGCCGTCGTCGGGTGCGGGTGTGGTTCGCCGGCCGCCGGGGTCGCGTCCGCCGGCGTCGCTGGATGCGCTGGACAGGTTGTCGGGGATCTACGTCGGGATCTCGGGTTGGCATGCGAGGTTGTGCTTGCCGTCGCCTGCCCGGCACCTGGATTGGCAGATGGCCGTGCTGGATGTGTTGGCGGAGCGTGCTCGGGATCTGGCTCCTGCGGTGGCTGAGTGGCTGGCTGTTGAGGTTCATGGGTGGTGGCATGACGCCGCGGTGGGCAGCGGATGGAAGCCGACCGACCTGTTGAAGCTTCGTTGAGAGGATGACGTGGTGAACATCGTGGAGTTCCTGCGCGCACGGCTCGCTGCGGATGAGGCCGCGGCCCGGGCGTGCGCCGAGGTCTTCCCCTCGCCGTGGGACGTCTCCGACCGCGGGCACACCGCATTCGTCCGCGCGGATGAGCCGGACTACCGCGTCGTGGTCGAGCTGGAGCAGAGCACGGCGATTGACGGATGGCTCGGCGACCGACTCGACCACATCGCCCGCCACGACCCTGCCCGCGTCTTGCGCGAGGTGGAGGCTAAGCGGCGGATCGTCGCCCACATCGCGATCGTGACGCGGTCGCCGTGGCCGATCTCCGTATCGTCGGCGTACATCGCGGATCTCAACCACCTGTTGCAGCTGCTCGCCCTGCCGTACGCCGACCACCCGGACTTCGACCCGTCGTGGCGTGTCGACTGATGTCCGATATGACCATCCCGGTTCGTGATCTGCTACGCTCGCGCTCAGCGCGGGTCTGTGCCCTGGAGCGCCATCAACAATCCGGGGGTCATCATGCCCACCCCGGGCACCACTGACGGCCGGGGCTACGGGTGGGAGCACCAGAAGCTCCGCGAGCAATGGCGCCCCTCGGTTGAGGCAGGCTTGGTCTACTGCCATCGCCCGACCTGCGGTCGACTCATCGAGCGTGGCGAGCCGTGGGACCTGGGCCATACCGAGGACCGGCAGGCGTACACCGGACCCGAGCACCGCTCGTGCAACCGCAGGCATGGCCAGCAGCTCGGTCAGCGCACGCAACGTGCGCGACGCGACAGCAAACCGCGGCGATCACGCGAGTGGTGACCGGTCCCCCGGGCCCAGGGGGGCACCCCAGGCACGGCAAAACGGACATCTCCTGACCCCCGCGCTCTGGCAGGAGTTTCTCCCCCCGACCGCCCCGTACCCGGGCTCCCGAGAGGGGGTACCCCCCATGCCGCCACGCCGCCGGCTAGCCGCGGTGCCCGCCGAGGCACCCGGTGACCGCGCCCCCGACCTCCGCGAGGCGGTCAAGGCTGCCATTGGGCAAATGTCGTGGCTCTCCGAGTCCGACAAGGCCCTCGCCGCGCTCGCCCAACGGCAGGCCGAAGAGATCGAGAAGGCCGTCGATCGCGCCGAGGAACTGGCGGCGATCCGCCGGGACGCGGACGGGGACCTGAACGTCTATCGGCGCCTCCAGAAGCTCGAGGCGATGTGCGATGTGACGAAGACCGTCGGCTGGTTGGGCCCTCAGCTTCAAGGGGTGCTGCGCGACCTCGGCGGCACACCGGCAGCGCGGAAGGCGTTGAAGGGCGACAAGCCGATCGGAGGCCGCCTTGCTCAACTCCGCGCCTCCGCTGCTGGGGTCGACGACTCCTAGGCTGTGGACCCGCCCGCTCGTCACCGGCCTGCCGGGGCCGTGCGGTTGCGGGTGCGCGTTAACGCCGGCGACATCGGCCGGGTTCGGGGCCGTCGACTTCGCCGTCGACGTGCTCGGCATCCAACCGCTCCCGTGGCAGCGGTGGCTGCTCATCCACGCGCTCGAACTCACCTCGCGAGGAAAGTTTCGCTTCCGGACCATTCTCGTGCTGGTGGCCCGGCAGAACGGGAAGACCACCATCGTCGAGGTCAAGAACCTGTGGAAGATGTTCGTCCTCGGCGTTCCCCTCGTCATCGGCACCGCGCAGAACCTCGACATCGCCGAAGAGTCCTGGGACCGGGCCGTTGAGATCGCCGAGAACATCCCCGACCTCGCCGCCGAGGTCGCGCACGTCGACAAGACCAACGGCAAGAAGGCCCTCAAGCTCACCTCCGGCTCCCGGTGGAAGATTGCCGCCACCGGCCGCCGCGGCGGTCGAGGTCTGGCCGGCGATGACGTCAATCTCGACGAGCTGCGCGAGCATCTCGACTGGCTTGCGTGGGGCGCGGTCACGAAGACGACGATGGCGCGACCGAACGCGCAGGTGTGGGCGTACTCGAACGCCGGCGACGACCGGTCGATCGTGCTCAACGACCTACAGGCAAAGGGCCGCGCCGCCGCAGAGGGCAGAGAGGGCGCGGACCTGACGCTCGGGCACTTCGAGTGGTCGGCGCCGGACGACGTGAAGTGCACCTGCGCGCGCGCCGACGGCGACCCACACGGGCTGGCCTGCCGACTCCAGGACCGGCGAGCCTGGGCCGCGGCGAACCCGTCGCTCGGCCACACCATCACCGAGCAGGCCATCGCGTCGGCTCTGGCCACCGACCCGGACCCGATCTTCCGGACCGAGGTGCTCTGCCAGCGGGTCCCGAACCTCGTGGAGGACTGGCAGGTCATCAAGGAAGGCCAGTGGACCGCCCGTGAAGACCCGTCCGCGGAGATGGAAGGCCGCCCCGCGTACGGGGTGTACGTGCCGCCGGACCGGTCGTGGGCGGCGATATGTGCCGCTGGCGCACGCATCGGCGGTGGGCGGATGGTCGAAGTCACCTCGAACAAGGACGTCATCGACTACCGGCCCGGCACCGGGTGGGTCGTGCCCCGGCTGGCCGAGCTGGAGAAGCACCACCCGTCCGTCGTCGTCATCGATGACAAATCGCTGGCGGACGCGGCGGAGAAGGCCGGGATCGTCGTCCACCGGGCCGCGGTCGCTGACGTCGTCACCGGATGCCAGCTCTTCTACGACGCATTCGCCGGTAAGGACACCCGCGACGGATGGCACCTCGGACAGCCGGAACTGACCCTCGCGGTCAAGGGCGCGATCAAGCGGGACGTCAGCGGCTCGTGGGCGTGGGAAAGGCGGAACCTGATGGTCGACGTCACCACCCTACCCGCGGCTTCGCTGGCGCTGTTCGGTCACTCGACGCCTCGGGTGCACCGGCCTCACGCTGAAATCCTCGTGGAGTGGGGCTCGTGATCCAGCGCATCGCCGCCGGCCTCGCCACCTGCGGCGCGCTGTCCATCGCCGGCGGCGCAGCCATCGTCCACCCCGCCGCCGGGCTCATCACCCTCGGCGTGCAGGCCATCGCCGGCGCCTACGTCGTCGCCTACCTGGGGAGGGCGCGGTGAGATTCCTCGACGCCCTCCGCCCGGAGAAGCGCAGCTCGTCGATGACGATGGACGACTTCGCCGCCGCGCTCGCGCAGATGTGGTTCCAGGGAGGCCAGTACCCGCTCGGCTACCGCACCACCTACGGCCGGGACCCGGCAGAGCCGATCGGGAACAGCTTCACCGGCTACGTCCAGCACGGCCTCAAGGGCAACGGGGTCGTGTTCGCCCTCGAACGCAAACGCGTCGAGGTGTTCTCGCAGGCCCGGTTCCAGTTCCAGCGGATGAGCAACGGCAGGCCCGGCGACCTGTTCGGCACGGCCGCCCTGGACGTGCTCGAACAGCCGTGGCCGGGCGGGACGACCGGGGACTTCCTCGCCCGACTGCTCCTGGACGCCGACTTCGCCGGGAACGGCTGGTGGACACGCCAGTCGGGCGAGCTGGTGCGGCTACGCCCGGACTGGGTGGAGATCCTGCTCGAACCGCGGATGCTGCCCGTCGGCCGCGGCAACGAGAACGCGCAGGTCGGCTGGCGCCAAGTCGGGATCATGTACACCGAGGGTGGCATCGGCGCTGGCCAGACACCGGCGGTGTTCCTGCCCGGCGAGTACCTGCATTTCGCCCCGATCCCCGATCCGGAGGCGAACTACCGCGGCATGTCGTGGCTGACCCCGGTCATCCGGGAGCTTCAGGCGGACACGCAGGCGACGAAGCACAAGCTGAAGTTCTTCGAGAACGCGGCAACACCGAACCTGGCCGTCAGTCTGCCCAAGGAGATCACCCCGGACCAGTTCAAGGCGTTCAAGGCCGAGATGGACTCCAAGCACCGCGGCGTCGAGAACGCCTACCGCACCCTGTACGTCGGCGGTGGCGCGGACGTGACGGTGATCGGGCAGAACATGCAGCAGCTCGACTTCAAGGTCACCCAAGGGGCAGGCGAGACACGGTTGGCCGCTGCCGCCGGTGTCCATCCCGTCGTCGCCGGGCTGTCGGAGGGCATGCAGGGCTCCAGCTTGAACGCCGGGAACTATCAGGCGGCGAAGCGAAGCTTCGTCGACACGACCATCCGGCACTTGTGGCAGAACGCCGCCGGCAGCACCCAATCCGTCGTCCCCGCACCCGCGGGATCGAGGCTGTGGTACGACGCCCGCGACATCCCGTTCCTGCTCGACGACCAGAAAGACCGCGCGCAGATCCAACTCCAGCAGGCGCAGAGCATCCGCACACTCACCGACGCCGGCTACACCGCGGACTCGGTCGTCGCCGCCGTCCAGGCCGAAGACCTGACGCTGCTACAGCACTCCGGCCTGTTCTCCGTCCAGCTCCAACCGCCCGGCGCGGGCGACAAGCAGGGAGGCACCGGTGGAGACGCCTGACCTCGACATCGTCCGCACCTGGCACCTCCCCGTCCGGGCCGACGAGCCCGACGACGACGGTGTGCTGGCGCTGATGGAGGTCCACTTCTCCGTCTTCGACGTCTGGTACGAGATCGAATCGTGGTGGGAAGGCCGCTTCCTCGAGCGGACCGCCCGCGGCGCGTTCCGCAAGACGATCGCCGAGCACAACGCCCGCAGAAGCGAGTCCGCCGGGGTGAAGGTGCTGTTCAACCACGGCCACGACCTCCACATCGGAGACAAGCTGCTCGGCGGCATCCAGTCCCTGTCCGAGACAAAGGACGGCCCGGTCGGGATCGTCGCCCTCGACGACACCAGCTACAACCGCGACCTGCTCCCCGGGCTGCGCCGCGGCGGCTACGGGTCCTCGTTCATGTTCCGGGTCATCCGCGACGAGTGGAACGACGACCCGGGCAAGTCCGACTACAACCCCGAAGGTATCCCGGAGCGGACCATCAAAGAGGTCCGCCTGTTCGAGTTCGGCCCGGTCACCTGGCCCGCCAACCCGGACGCGACCGCCGGCCTGCGCTGCATCGCCGGCACGGACGCCTACTACAACCAGCTTCGCAGCCGCGACCCGCAACGGGTCGACGTGCTGCGCACGCGCATCAGCGCAACCCGCACCCTGCCGGCCGACGCCGCCCCCACGGGCACCTCGGACAGCAGCGCCGCACCCGAACCACCGACCGCGCCGGCCACAGGCCACCCGGACGGACGAGCGCTCGCGCACAAGCGCCGGCGCTACCTCGACCTGATGGGAGTATGAGCATGACGCTCGAAGAGCTGCGCGCCGCCGTCGCGGCCCGCGCGGACGAGCTGCGCGCGCTCGACGCGGAGATCGGCGACAACGTGCCGACCGACGAGCAGCAGGCCAAGTGGGACGAGGCGCGCGAGCGTCACGTCAAGGCCAAGGAGGACCTGGAGGCGGCCGAGAAGCGCGCCGCCGAGCGTCGCTCCGCCATCGCCGACCTGCCCGCCCGCGGCGGCCGGGTCGAGCACGGCGACGGTGCCCGGCAGGCGCCGAACGTCGTCGTCAAGCGGAACGCGTTCGAACTCGCGGAGACCCGCGGTGCCGGGCTGGGCGAGCGGGAGTTCCGGACCGCCGTCGTGGACTCGGTGCTGCGCGCCAACGAAGGCCGCGACTTGGGTGGCAAGGACAACGAAGTCCACTTCGAGCGGCTGCTCAAGCGGCACTCCGGTGACCGTGTGTGGGCGCTGAACATCCTCGAACGGTCCCGGGACGAGTACGAGTCCGGGTTCGCGAAGCTGATGATGGGCCGCTCCGAGCTGCTGACCGCCGAAGAGCGGACCGCGATGTCGTCCGGATCGAACACGAACGGTGGCTACCTGATCCCGACCCACCTCGACCCGACGATCATCCTGACGAACTCGGGCACCAGCAACGCCATCCGCGGCATCTCCCGCGTGGTCACCCTCACCGAGGGCACCACCTGGAACGGTGTCACCTCGGCCGGTGTGACCGCGTCGTGGGACGGCGAGCTGGTCGAGGTGTCCGACGACACCCCGACCTTCGGCCGGGTGTCGGTGCCGACGAACATCGCGCAGTCGTTCGTCCAGGCGTCCATCGCGGCGTTCCAGGACATCTCCGGACTCCAGTCCGACGTCATGATGATGTTCGCCGACGCCCGCGACCGCCTGGAGGGTGCAGCGCACGCGACCGGCACGGGGACGGCGAACCAGCCGAAGGGCATCGTCACCGCCCTGGACGCCTCCACCGCCGTCGAAATCACCTCGACGACCGCGGCGACGATCGGCCTCGTCGACATCCACACCCTCTACCGCGCGGTGCCGGTCCGCTGGCGCGGCCGGAGCACGTGGCTGATGAACCCGCTCTACAGCCTGGCCATCAAGGCTCTCGGCACCGCGGTGTCCGCGTCCTACACGACCGATCTCACCCAGTCGACGGCCGGGTCGCTGCTGGGCCGGCCGGTCGTCGAGTCGGACGACATGCCGACCACGCAGACCACGACCAGCCTCGACAACGAGATCATCTTCGGGGACTTCTCGAACTACCTCATCGTCGACAAGCCCGGCTCGATGAGCGTGGAGTTCGTGCCGCACCTGTTCAACACGGCCAACAACCTCCCCGACGGCCGGCGCGGCTGGTACGCGTACTGGCGCACCGGCGCGGACGCCACGAACATCCAGGCGTTCCGCATCCTCCAGGACAGGACCAGCGCCTAACCGAACCGGTAGGGCGGGGGCAGCAGGGACCCCGCCCTACCACTCCCTGCACCCTGCAAGGAGGACCGATGGCTCAGAAGTACGTGCGCGTCAAGCCGCCCGTCTCCGTGCTCCGCCACCCCGAGCACGGCGGCATGGTCGCCCCCGACCCCGCCCTGCCCTACAGCGTCGACGACCCGCTGGTGAAGGCTTTCCCGTGGCAGTTCCAGTCCGACGACGACGCCGCGGACCCGGCCTCGGTCGTCACCGAGGTCAAGGTCGAGCGGGCCACCCGGGCACCCGGCGAGCGCCGCCAGACCCGCCGGTGACCCCGGGCAGCGTCGTCCCCGCGTTCCTCGACCCGGACAACGTCGCCACCGCGTGGGCGCTGTCGTACCGGGACCTGTGCGTCCGGGACGTCCTCACCGCGGGCCGGATCTACCGCGACGGTGGCGGGGAACTCCGCGCGCTCACCGGCGCCGGCGGCATCCCCACCAACCGGAACAAAGCCTGCCGGGACTTCCTCGACAACACCGACGGCGAATGGCTCTGGTTCATCGACACCGACATGGGCTTCTCCGATGACATCGTCGAGCAGCTCGTCACGGCCGCCGACCCGGTCGAACGGCCCGTCATGGGTGGGCTGTGCTTCGCCGCACTCCGCCCCAAGACCGGGGAGCATCCGCTGCGCGCGCAGCGGTACCTGATCCAGCCGACCGTCTACGCCTACGTCGACGAGGGCGGCGACGTCGGGTTCCGGCCCATCCTCGACTACCCGCGGGACACGGTCTGCCGCGTCTCCGCCACCGGCGCCGCATGCCTGCTCATCCACCGCGACACCCTCGCGAAGGTGCGTGCGGAGCACGGCGACGCGTGGTTCGACCCGATGGTCCACCCCACCGGGCTCAAGGGCAGGCCAAGGACGTTCTCCGAGGACCTGTCGTTCTGCGTGCGCCTCGCCGCTCTCGACGTGCCCGTGCACGTCAACACCGCGGCCAAGACCACCCACGCGAAGGGCTTCCTCTACCTCGATGAGGAGACCTTCACCGCCCAACAGGCGGCGATCGGGTGAGCGACGACGACCGCTACAACCCCGACCGGTGGGGCTGCGCAGCACCGATCGCGGGCCTGCTCGCAGCCCTCACCGCCGTCATCATGCTCATCTCGTAGGAGGCCGTCGTGTCCTTCACGCTGTCGAACGCGCTGCGGTCCAGCATGGCCAATGCCGTCACCGCAGCAATCGACGCCGGGTCCGGGCCCGGCCTCCTGCGGGTCTACGCCGGCACACGGCCGGCCGGCCCCGACACCGCGGTCACGTCACAGACGCTGCTGCTCGAGGTCGAACTCGCCGACCCCAGCTTCGGTGCCGCGGCGAACGGTGTCATCACCCTCGACGCGTCACCCGCGCTGGCCGCCGAAGGCCTCGCCGACGGCACCGCAACATGGTTCCGCATCGTCGACTCCAACGACGCAGCGATCCTCGACGGCAAAGCATCCGCTGCGGGTGGTGGCGGGAACCTGATCCTGTCCACCACCACCGTCAGCGTCGGCCTCGACGTTGAGGTCGTGTCCGGCACCATCACCATGCCGGCCGGTACGGCGGACTGATGACCGCCACGGTCGAGGGCGTCTCGGCCACCGCCGGCGACAACGGCACCGGGCCGGGGAACTGGCCCACCAACGGGACGAACACCGTCACCCTCCCCGCGGGGGCAGGGGCGCCGGCGGCCGGCGATCTGATCCTGCTGCCGGTCTTCGTCCGCAACGCCGGCCAGACCATCAACGACACCCCCACCTACACCCTGCTCTCCGGCAACGACGTCACCACCACCTCCGTCACCGCCGAGATCCAGGGCAAAATCGCAGGATCTTCGGAGACGAACCCGACGGTTACCGACAGCCAGACCGCCTCGCAGCCCACCGGCGCGCTCGCGCTCACGATCCGCGGCTGGTCCGGGTCCCTCAACGACATCGTCATCCCGGCGCCGAACCTCGGCGCATCGGCGACGATCCCGTTCCCTGATGCTGTCGCACCCGTCGACGACTGTCTCGTCCTGCGGATCGCGATGGGTGCGGACGACAACACCATCGTCACCCCGCCCGCTGGCTCCGCTCAGGTGTTCTTCGAGATCACGATGTCGGGGTCAGACGCGTGCCTCGCGATCTACCGGCAGGAGGCGCCGGCTCCGGCGGGCCCGGTCGGCACAGCCAACCTCGTCATGTCCGGCAGCGACCCGTACGCTGCGTGGACCGTTGTCGTCCCGCCCGGCGGCGAGGCACCGGCGAGCGCCGAGCTGTCCGGCGCGCTGCCGGACCTCACCGGTACGCTCACCGCGCTTGCGCTGGCCACCGGAACCGCGTCCGGCACGCTGCCCGCGCTCGCCGGCGCACTGGACGCCGTAGCCCGCGCTGGGGCGGCCCTGGCCGGCACGCTGCCGACGCTGACCGGGTCGCTCACCGCGGCGGCCGAAGGCGGCGCAGTCCTCGACGGCGACCTGCCCGAACTCGCCGGTGAGGCGATCGCACATCCTCACGCCACCGCGGCCCTCACCGGCGTCCTACCCGTCCTGGTCGGCGAGATCCTCGCCCGACCACCCGACGCCGCGCCGGTCCGCGCGCATCAGACCGCCACGGCAACCGCGCAGCGGACCGCCGCCAGCAGCGTCCACGCCGACCGCACCGCCACCTCGAGCATGCGCGTCCACTTCGTCCAGACATCGGGGGTGAACTGATGGGCCAAGTGTTCTACAACCGCGCCGAAGAGCTGGCCACCGTCTCCACCCTCTTCACGGTCAACGGCACCCCCACCGACCCGGCCGCAGTCACCCTGGTAGTCACCAATCCCGACGGCGGCAGCACGACCTACACATACTCCGGTGGCACGGTCACCAAGGACGGCACCGGCGCCTACCACCGGGATGTGTCCTGCGCCTCCACCACCCCGGGTGTGTGGACAGCGGTGTGGATAGGCACCAACAGCGCGTCCGATGTGGATGTCGTCACCTGGACCACGTTCGACACCGACATCGGCAAGCTGTACTGCACGCCCGAGGAACTCAAGTCGAGGACGGGCATCAAGGACGACCTCGACAACCTGGAGATCCTCGGCGCGTGCACGGCCGCAACCGCCGGTATCGACCTGCACTGCGACCGCACTTTCGGCCGCACCGCCGGCATCCGGACGTTCGCCGCGAGCTGCGGCACCGAGATCGCCGTAGACCTCGTCTCCGTCACCGCCGTCCGCACCGACCCGGACGGGGATGGTGTCTTCGAAGAGACGTGGTCCTCGAGCGACTGGCAGCTGCTCG